AATTGTAATTGATGTTTTAGAAGATGAAATGAAAGAATTAGGAGAAGATTTTCTTCGATCAAGTAAAGTGAAAAAAGAACGTGAAGTCAATTGAATTTGTTATTTTAGAGAATTTAATATACAATGACGAATATGCTCGTCGCGTCGTTCCATTTCTGAAGAGTGAATATTTTCACAACAAGAAGGAGCGAGTTGTTTTTGAGAACATCCGTAATTTTATTATAGAATATAATAGCCTCCCAACCAAAGAGGCAATTTCTATTAATTTAGACAAAGACAAGAGCATAACAGAAGACGAATATATGGGCATTTCGGAATTGCTAGATAGTCTGAAGAAGAAAGAAACTCTTCCAGAACAAGCGTGGCTACTCAAAGAAACTGAAAAATTTTGCAAAGATAAGGCGGTATACAATGCCATCATGGAATCGATTCACATCATCGACGGTAAATCAGCAACAAAGACGGAGAATGCAATCCCACACATCCTTTCAGACGCTCTCTCAGTCTCCTTTGACACCCACATCGGACACGACTACATTGAAGACTCCGACGAACGATACGAATTCTATCATAGAGTTGAACAAAAAGTCCCATTTGACTTAGATTTCTTCAACACCATCACTGGTGGTGGAACTCCACAAAAAACATTGAACATTGTGATGGCGGGAACTGGCGTTGGTAAATCATTATTTTTGTGTCACCATGCCGCAAATTGCCTCACACAAAACTTGAATGTCCTTTACATTACAATGGAAATGGCAGAAGAAAGAATTGCAGAACGAATTGATGCAAATCTTATGGACATTACAATGGATGATCTAAAAGACCTACCAAAGCAGATGTATGATAGCAAGTTGAACACAAAGACTGCTGGGATAACTGGTAAACTAATCATCAAAGAATATCCAACTGCAACCGCTAATGCGAATCATTTTAGAATTTTATTAGATGAACTTGCAATGAAGAAGAAGTTCAAACCGAATATCATCTTTATTGATTACCTGAACATCTGTGCATCTTCAAGATTGAAGTCTGGTGGTAATATTAACACCTATCAACATGTCAAGTCAATCGCAGAGGAACTTCGCGGAATTGCTGTTGAATATAACGTTCCTGTATGGTCTGCAACTCAAACAAATCGAGCAGGATTTTCAAGCACAGATGTCGGTCTGGAAGACACCTCTGAGTCATTTGGACTTCCTGCCACTGCGGACTTTATGATTGCGTTGATTGCAACTGAAGAATTGGATGAACAAAATCAAATTCTTGTAAAACAATTGAAGAATAGGTATAATACTACGGTTATAAACAGAAAATTTATTCTCGGAATCAATCATGCAAAAATGAAATTATATGATGTAAAGAAAGAACAGCAAGCGGGGTTAGTACAATCTAATCAAACTGAGAAAACAACATTAGGTTCGGGTTTTGGCGGTGAGAGTTTTGATGATAAATTTAAGGTGGCTAAAGAAAAATTCTCAGACTGGAAGGTATAGATGAGTACATTTATAGACAAGAAGTTCATCAATATAATCTCCCCACAACTTGAGAAGTTTGCATGGAAGAAGGACAATCTCGCAAACACACGATGTCCGATCTGTGGAGATTCAACAAAGAACAAGAATAAAGCGAGAGGCTATTTCTATCAAAAAGGGAATGATTTTTTTTATAAATGTCATAACTGTGGGATAGGATTGAACCTATATAATTTTTTGAAAGAGGTTTCACCTTCTCTGTGCAAAGAATATTCATTGGAGAGATATCGTAATGGTGAAAACGGAAAATCAAACTATAAGAAGCCCAAGGAAGAAGATTTGTTCAAATTTAAAGATTCAAAACCAAAATTCAAAAAGAAGGATGATATATTAAAGTCTCTCCATTGCCTCACTGATCTTCCCAACGATCATCCTGTTGTACTCTTCGCAAACATGAGAATTATTCCAAATCAATTCTGGAGGTATCTCTATTTCACAGAGGACTTTGGTTCGTTTATGCAAAAACTGGACCCCGATTGTTTATCAGTTGGAGCAGAGCCACGGTTGGTGATTCCGTTCTTCAACAGCCATGGAGATGTTGTAGGCGCACAGGGTCGTGCAATAAACATGACGGACGAAACAAACGCACGCCAGACACTCAAGTATGTCACAGTCAAAGCAAATAAAGAAATTGAACGATTGTGGTATGGGATGTGGAGAGCCAATCCCAAGAATCGTGTGTATGTGGTAGAAGGACCGATTGATTCTATGTTCTTACAAAATTGCGTTGCAATCGTTGGTGCTGGTGCATTGAGGAATATTCCTGTACGGTTCGCAGACTCAGAGATGACTTGGATAATGGATAATGAAAATAGAAATCGTCAAGTGTGCGCATATATTGAAAAATTGATTGAAATGGGACGAGATGTGTTCATATGGCCAGACAACATCAAAGAGAAGGACATCAATGACCTTGCATATAGAATGTCAACTCGCAAAATACAGAAGATGATTGATGAGAATACGTTCAGTGGTTTAACAGCAACACTGAGATTTCGTGATTGGAGGAAGGTGTGACATATCAACAGGAACTGAATTATTAGCAAGTTATTGGCTATACAACATAAGGTGAGAAGAAAATGAATGAAAAAAAGTTGAAGGAAGCATTGGGTGCAATGTTACAATATGGTTCTATGTGGGGACACCCTAAACACACTAGTAGAAAAGATTGGGATCTTTTATATGAAGTGTATAAAGAATTGAATAATGGAGCAGATTTTGTAAGAGATAAAACTAAGAAAGCAAAATGAAAGTATTAGATTACGGGTATGTTGAGTTGGTTGATTCTATGGGAAGTGATTTAACTGTTGTAAATGCAGCACGGGTGTCATTCTCTACACACAAAGAAGAGTTTGAAGATAAAGATGAGAAACTCATCAAGTATCTTGCAACCCATAATCACTGGACACCGTTCGCACACCCACAAATCATGTTGCGTGTTAAAGCACCTGTTTCTATCCGAACACAACTTTATAAACATAAAATTGGAATGGTTGAGAATGAAGTAAGTCGTAGATATGTTTCTATAGAACCAGAGATATATAATCCTCAATGGAGAACAAAACCAACTGGTGGAGCAAAACAGGGATCAGAAGATTTCATGGTAAGAGAGGGTGCTGCTATTTCATCTATTTCATATGCTAGAGCAATCAACCAGTGTTTGAAGTCCTACCACTATCTCTTGAAACGTGGAGTCGCACCAGAGCAAGCACGGTTCGTTCTCCCGCAGGGAATGTATACTGAATTTTACTGGACAGGTTCTCTTGCAGCATATGCAAGAATTTATAAACTGAGAATTGACCCTCATGCCCAATGGGAAGTGGGGGAGTATGCTAAAGCGATTGGTGAAATTATAGAGCCATTGTTCCCAGTTTCTTGGGTTGCACTAACTAATTGATATAGATATAATAAACCAATAGGAATATAGATCATGAGTTATGTGAGTGAAATTCTACCCGATGAGTTCTTGTCTTTATATAAGATAAAGAAGCCAAATTGGGGTTATAACGGTCTTGGTGAAATCGTTTACAAGAGAACGTACTCCCGCATTAAAGAAAACGGGACGAACGAAGAGTGGTGGGAAACTATCGCTCGTTGCATTAATGGCGCACAAAAGATCGGTGCAGATTACACCGAAAAGGAAGCACAAAGGCTCTATGACTTAGTGTTCAACCTCAAATGTAACTTTGCAGGACGAATGCTCTGGCAACTTGGTACTTCCACTGTTGACCGATTCGGTGGTAATTCTTTGCTCAATTGTTGGTATGTTTCTATTCGTGACATTGATGACTTCTGTTTCATCTTTGAGAACTTGATGCTTGGCGGTGGAGTGGGCTTCTCCATTCGTAGAGAAGATGTACATGAACTCCCCAAGGTGAAAGAGGGAGTCACAATCACACACAAGAAAACTAATGACGCAGATTTTATTGTACCAGACACGCGAGAAGGTTGGGTGAAACTCCTGAAGAAAGTTATGAAGTCTTTCTTTTATACAGGTGAGTCATTTACCTATTCTACTTTGGTGGTTCGTTCAAAGGGAGAGTTAATTAATGGTTTTGGTGGTAAAGCATCTGGACCTAGTATCCTAATTGAAGGTATTGAAAAGATTAGTGGTGTGATAAGAGACAGAGAAGAAAAGAAACTTCGTTCTTTGGATGTTTTGGATATCTGTAATATCATTGGGTCTGTGGTGGTTGCTGGTAATGTTCGTCGTTCTGCCCAAATTGCACTTGGAGATCCAGATGATTATCTGTTCCTTCGTGCAAAGAGATGGGACTTGGGAAATATTCCAAATTGGCGAGCAATGTCCAATAACACAATCTATGCAGATTCATATGACCACATTTCAGATGCTGTGTGGAAGGGTTACGATGGTTCTGGTGAACCTTATGGTTTTTTCAATCTTCCGTTGTCTATGAAAATGGCAAGAGTTGGAGACAAAAAGAAGGACAAATGTGAGGGGGCGAACCCGTGCAGTGAAATCCTTTTAGAATCTTATGAGTGTTGTAATCTTTCTGAGATATATCTTAACAATATTGAGTCAAAGAAAGAATTTAAAGAGTGTGCAAGACTCCTCTACAAAACACAAAAAGCAATCTGTGCATTGCCATTTATTCATGAAAAGACTAACGAAGTTGTACATAGAAATATGAGAATAGGTGTGGGTATTACTGGCATTTGTCAATCTTTTGATAAATTAGAATGGTTGGATGAGTGTTATAATGACTTGAGAGAATATGATAAGGAGTGGTCAAAAAAGAAGGGATATGCCGAGAGTGTTAGACTCACCACAACAAAACCTTCAGGTACTTTATCGCTCTTGTCTGGAAGTACCCCAGGCATCCATCCTGCGTATGCAAATTATTACATCAGACGAATTAGAATGTCCAGCGACGATGCACTGGTAGATACCTGTAAGGACGCAGGATACCCTACGGAGTATGTGAAGCGTTTTGATGGAACAGAGGACCATAGCACCATTGTTATAGAATTTCCGTGTTCTGTGCCCTTAGGCACGATCCTAGCGCGTGACATGACAGCCATTGAACAGTTAGAACTTGTAGCAAGAATACAAAGAGAATGGTCAGACAATTCTGTATCTGTTACTGTTTATTACCACTTAGAAGAATTGGATGAGATTAAGGAATGGATGGAGAAGAATTACGAGAATTCACTGAAGACAGTGAGTTTTCTGTTACATTCAGATCATGGTTTCGATCAAGCACCCTACGAGGAAATCACACAAGAAGAGTATGAGAAACGTATTACACGACTCAAGGAAATTGAAGTTGTAGCAACTGGTGGGGTTTTAGAGGGTGTGGAGTGTTCTTCGGGTGCTTGCCCCATACGATAAAATTCAAATTTTTATTTGACACTCCCATTTTTGACGCTATAATGGAGGACT